AAAAAAAAAGCAAAATTTTTTAAAAAAAAGCTTGCTTTTTAAAAAACGGTATGCTTGTATACATACATAATTGAAAAATTAAAAACAACAAAAAAGGTAAAAAGATGAAAAACATAACTATTGAAAACATTAAAGAAAACGTTGCAAAACTTATTAAAGCTTACGTTAAGAACGGCGGGCACGCAATTAAAGGCGAAAAAGGCAATATTGAATTGATTGCGCAAGTTTTTGCTGATGGTTTGCGTGATTTTAATCAATGGGAAAAGGAAGGCGGTAAGGAAGAATATTATTCTTCTGATGATTTGGGAAAATATTATTTTTCTGATTCTTTTGGTTTTGATGAAGAACATGAAGAAGCGCAAGGTGGCTTGGGTAAAGAAAATTTGCAATTTGATTTTCGTAAAGGTTTTTCTACAATTCGATTGCGTTTTAATGAATTGAATAAGTTTGGCTTAAGAGGTTGCAATGTAAGTTTGTTTTGGCGCAAAATGGGTATAGGGGAAAAACAAAAAACCGATTTGATTTTAACGGTGGGCGAAAATTCTTCAATCTACATTGATGGCGGAAAAGTAAAATATTCTTTTGAATAACATCAAGCCCCCTTGAAAAATAGGGGGCAAAAAAACAAAAAAATAATAAAAAAGTACTTGACAAAGCAAAATTTTGTTGCTTGTATATAAGCAGAAAATAGAAAAAGAAGGTAAAAAGATGGATGCAAAAAACATTATACGACAAAAAATTGAAAAGATTAAAAACAACGTAGAAATTGTACTTGAAAAATATAGCGAAAATTTTGGTACATATTTTTTAACCGTTGAAAAAATTAAAAACGAAGTAGAAAAAACGTTATGGCTTGCCGTTGAAAATTATGAAACGCCGAACGATTTACCCGCTTGCGATGGTGAGTTTGAGAATGACGGAAATCGTTTTTTGATAACATTAAAAAACGGCGACGCTGTACTTATGGTTTATGTATATATGGGTGACCTTGTAGACGGTTATGACGAAGAAAACATACAACATTTTGACGCGTTTGATGTTGAAATGAGAGGGAATTTTTTAATAACAAAAGACGGTTGGTTGAGATTGTAAAAAAAACCCCCTTACGGGTTTAGCGTGAGGGGGTAAAAGGTAAAAAGATTTTACAATCTTTTCAATTTAAACAATGCAAAAAAAGGTAAAAAGATGCAAGATAAAAATAAACTATACTTAGGGAACATAGAAAAATTGTATCCCGTATTTTATAAAGAACCTGAAAATGTACGCGATATTTTGGTGAATTGCGTGCGTGAAGCCCTTGAAAAATATGATTGGCTTGAGGGATATTGTAAAGAGGGGCAAGTTGATAAAAGCAATTTTGTACATTGTGAAATTGTACTGCCCGAGTTGGTAGAAAGCGCGAGCTATAAGAAATACGGAACGCGGTACTATCCTTTTGAGATATTTGTCCGTACGTTTTATGGCAAGGAGTTTTTGGTGATTGTAGAAGTATCGGCAAGCGAAAATCATTTTGAGCGTTTTGCTACCGTTATATCGGGATATGAGAAAAGCGTGATTGCTACAAGTTGGGTTGAGCCGATGGGTATACATATCAAAGATATATATGTCAGGAAATGCGATAGGTGGGAACCCGAAAGCGTTAATCAGGAGGCGTTATAATGGACGCTTACGACTTAGCTGTAGAAACGATACAGGAGGGGCGAGTTAGAGCCCCTTTGAATGAGTTGGTAGAAAAATATCGCCAAGATGAAGAATTTGAACTATATTTAGATGAACAGCGAAAGGACACTGAAATGTTTGACGAACTTGCGAAGGACTTAGAAGAATCGGGATATAGTTTAGATATTAGAAATAGGGTTTTGTGTTTGGTGGAAAATCAGGTCAATTTCCCGAGCTCCCAAGTGAACACGAAAGACGAAGTTTTTACGTGCGTGGATATAGATGCAGATGAAGTATTTGACCCAGAAAATGGTGTTATACGGACAAAAATCTATATGGGGTTTGAGACGAAAGACGGACGGTTTTTTGATATAGAAATGACGCAGGAAAATGAAGCGGTAAAGGAAACCGACTCAGGGTTTTTGGATGGATATTATCCAGGAAAGAGAACTTTTTTAGATATTGAACTTAAAAACGAAGGACAAATATGAACAAAGTAATGATAGTTGGAAAAGCCTTTAAAAAAGGCGATTTGGCAGAAAGCAAAAGCGGTGTAAAATACCAGCATTTAAGAGTATTAGACGCACAACCAAAAAAGGAAGAGTCGTTCTATTTTGAATGTGTTGGTTTTGGAAAGACAGCTGAGCTTATCGATAAAGTTGTAGAAAATGGTCGGGACATTGTAATTTGGGGTGATTTGAAAGAAGACAAAAACACCAAAAAAATGTCGGTAAACATAAATTCGTTCACTATGGTCGGATACAAAAACCCAAGCGAACCGAAGGAGCAAAAAACAGAGGTACAGGAGGACATATTCTAAAAAAAAGGGGGCAGGTCTCTTGCACAAACCTACCCAAAGGACACTGAAATGAGCGTAATAGAGAACGCCCACTCTGTATCTATATAGGAAAACAATTTAAACAGAAAGTCAACAAAATATATGAATATATTCGAGATATTAGACTCAAAAGAGTTCAAAGAAAGGCTGAGTTCGGTCATGTTGGAGCCACGAAAGCTTGAAAGGTTTTTGGCTATAGCAAAAACGGAACTCAGAAACAACCCAAGGATAGCAAGTTGCGAAATTAAAAGCTTATGCGGTGCGATTGTTCAAACAGCGCAATTTGGCTTAGAGTTGAGCAACATGCAAGGTCACGCATACTTAACCAGCCGAGGAAATGCTTGTCAGTTGATTATCGGCTACAAAGGCATGCTTGCGTTGGGATACCGAAGCGAGAAATTGCTATCTTTGGAAGTTCAAAAAGTATGTAAGAATGACATGTTCAAACGGCGTCATGGTGACAACAAAGGTCTTGAGCATGAACCAAATGACAAAGAAGACAGAGGCGAGGTCATTGGATATTATGCCTATGCTCACTTGGTCAATCATGACAAGGCTTTTGAATATATGAGCATGGATGATATTGAAAAACTCAAAAAAGAAGCTCATGTCGTCACGACGCCAAACTCCCCATGGGTAAAGTTTGAAGAAGCGATGTGCAAAAAGACCGTGATTCGTCAATTGTTCAAGTATTTGAGCTTGAGTGCCGAAATGGATAGGGCAATTGGATTGGATGAAATGGCAGACGCAGGTGTTCAGTCGGATGCTTTGAGCAAGATTGGTGCTGATTTCGTCAAAAATGATGAAAACATGACGGAAGCGACGTCAAAAATACCGGAAACATTGCCTGAGGGTTGGTCTAGAGTCAATGAAGTCAAAGAAATCAAGGAAGAAGGAGAACAGCAGGAGTTACTATAAAGGGAAAGGGGGTTTTTAAGCCCCCTAACATTACCTTTGCAAATATGAAAAACAAATTATTACCAATACAAAAACAATTAAATAACAAAATGAAAACCTTGTCAAATAATTTTAAGCTCGACAAATGGAATGAAATTTGGCAACGTAGTCTTATAGAAAGGCAAAAGCGACTGGAATTAACCAATCGCCCTAAAAACTAAACCAAAAGGAGTTACCCTTATGATTAAAAAACTATCTACTAAAAATAGAGACAAAAAACAGAGCTACTTGCAAGCTTTTTTTGCAAAAAACTTTAGAAAGGACGCGAAATGAGCACGAATTTTGAGAATTCTGAAGAAAAAACAGCAAATGTTTCGATAGAAGACATGCTTTTTATTGATGACATCATCAGTGAAAACAAAATTATCATCAACATACCATTGATTGAGGTTTGTGGAAACGATTTAACTCGCGCAGCCATGCTGACCAGATATGTGTTTTTTTACAAACTAAACAACTATCAAGAGTTTTCTCTGTCTGACAAAAAAATGGCAGAATATCTACACACAAACATTAAAACCATAGAGCGTCAAAAACGTTGGATTAAAGAAAATGGTTTAATTTCTGTAAGAAAGGTTGGAATCCCTGCAGTCGGCTTCATTGACATAAATATAAAGAAAATTATGGAGGCTTATAAAGCTGCGGAATCCAGTACCCTCAAAATGAGGGAACTGGAACCCTTAAAACGAGGGAACATATATAATAATATAGAAGAGAGAGATATATTAGAGAATATAAAAGAAAATATAAAAAGAAAAGCTACCCCCGTGAACGGGTCCCCCTCATCACCTGACGGCGATGAGTTTAAAGAACCAGAAGATGCATTTGAATCTTTTTGGAAGAATGTTCAGTACAAGTCTCAAAAAGTAATAGCCAGAAACGAATGGAATAAAATCACGAACAATGGCAAAAACCAAAATAAAATCAAAGAGGTTGGTGAAGGTTATGAAAGATATGTTTCTTTTTTAGCCAAAGAAAGAGCTCGTGGGTTTGATAGACCTCATATGGATATGTCCACGTTCTTAAACCCATCGAAAATGCGTTGGGCTGATGAGTGGAAGACAGAACGTGAACAGCGTCAGGAACAGCAACCAACTCAAACAGATAATCAAAAGTATTGGGAAGAGCATGAAAACACACAGGTTGTATCTTCAAAAAAGATAGAACAGCCAAAAAATATTCCACTTCGAGTTGGCATTGCAAGAAAATTAGGGTTATTGGATAAGTTCTTACCGGATGAATACAATAAGGAATGGAAGTATATACCTAAAGAAATCAAAGAAATTCTTACTTCTGAAGTCATAGAAAAAACAATCAAAGAAATCAAAGCAAAAGACGATGCTCTTATAACGCAAATTGCGTGCGTTACAATGATGGGGCGCGAGGGTTATTGCAATTGGCAGGACAAATATGAGGAAGAAAAGGGCGAAAGACCATTGTATGATGTTGAATTTTACATTCCCTTCGGGAAAAAATTGCCTGGTGATATTTGGAAATGGATTGTAAAATACAGTCACAATTTTGGATTGCCGTCTGAAAGCAAAATTGATAAAGTTCGTAAGTGGTTTTACACAACACCCAGAAACCCAATACATTTTTTATTTGCATAGAAAGGCAATAGCATGACAAAGCAAGATGTAATGTCGTTATTAGTTAAATCTGCAGACGGAGAGCATGGAGCGTACGTACTGCGGTTGTTCGAAGATGCATTTGGTGATGAAAATCCTGATACAAATTTCGAAAAAGAGGAAATGGATAGTTTTCTAAAGCTAGCCATCGAATTAGCATCCATTAAAACACGTTTAAATGCCTCTAGAAATGATTCTAAACAAAAACATTACAAATGTTATGGGTTGAGATACACAAAACAATCCTAGGGCATTTTAAAACGTTTCTAAAAATAGGACACTCAAATGAGCAAAAAGAAAAAGACACCTCTCTTCATAGGGATAACCGGAACACACTGCGTAGGTAAAACAACCCTCGCTGAAAAACTGACCGCTCTTTGTACAAAAAGAGATATCAAAGCAACAACTCTTGAAGAGGTTGTTCGTAAGGTTGCCAGACTTAATGACCCAAGGTTTAAAATTCATGGAGAGCAAACACTCTATACAACCAATCTCATCATACAGAAACAAATGGAGTATGAGAATGAACTTTTAAACCAGGATTTTGATGTAGTGTTTTGCGATAGGACAGTAGTCGACCCACTGTACTACCTGTTTGCTACAAAAAAACATGCAGATAAGTTAGAAAAATGGCGTCAGGGACTTTCAATAGATGATTTGTGTATCAGTAATTGCGTTGAAGCCAGCAGAGAGTTGATATTTAGGTATCATTATTTGATTTATTGCAAGCTTGGTACGTTTTATGCTTTGCAAGACGACTTGGAAAATGATGGCTTCAGAGATACCGACTTGATTTTCAGACTGAGAATACAAGACAATGTAGAAAAGATGTTGTCGGTAGTAAATACCCCACACATCATACGACATTTTGCTCTGTCGATACCATTAGATAACGACAGATACTACAACAACCTGCTTGATGAAATCATCTATTAAAGACTATATGGACTCCAATCTGTTTGGAAATGGTAGTTCACAAAGTTCTTTTTGTCGGTAAAGTATTGGCTATTCCTCTCATAGAATGTCATCGCAAAAGCATCAGCAATATCAGGAGAGTAAAGCATTTTGCTCTTGGATATGAGCTGAACCTTGGATGAGTTGGGTTCAAGTTCAATCATGAGAAGTTGATTAAGAAACTCTTGGTCGTCCACAATGTGTACCGGCTTGTTTGCGAGCCACTCTTTAGCTCGTCCATACATCTCAGCACGCCGATTGGCGTATTTGTTTTTGTCATCTGGGGCTTCCCCAAAGTTGACAGGATGTAGACCCATAACTCCCATTTCTCTAAGTCTGTCATAAACACCACATCCCAAACCCCCGACATCCACATAAACACTGTCGGGATGCTTGTCTGCAATCTTATTGTACAATACTCGTGCCAAGTACATCGTGTCTGCCATCGGCTCAAGGTTCTCTACCCTAACAACATTACGACCCTTGCGCCATACGAGAGCAGTCTTGTCCCTCATGCGTGATGGGTCTATACCAAGTACCAATGGTGAGCTTGTGTCGGCTATATCCTCTTGCTTGATTGCCTCTTCAATTGTTTGGAAATCAAAGAAAGAGTTGTTACTTGATACAGAAAAAGCTTCCTCTGGAGTGTTTGGATACTCACGTGCAAGCATAATGTCAGAGCCCAACTCCAAACGCTTCTGACGATACCAAAACAATTGGTCGTTATCGAGTTTGAATTTATCTTGGAGCTCTTTCTCTTTGTCGGTCAGCTCCATATCTTCAGGCGCAAGAAGACGGTATTCCTCCTGGTCATACCATGGAATGAAAACATAATCGAACGGGCTATCTTTTGACATACTCTGTTGGTACATATCCCACAAAGCTTTACGTCCTGAAGACGTGGATTCAATCAATACAACCGAACGATTGCCATTAGGGATTGATTGAGAAAGACCAGCCCAGAACTTTTTCCAATCAGGATAATAATCAACCTCAGTAAGATGAACAATGTCATACCTATCACCGCGAGACTGACCTTCGGTCGCAGCCCATTCACCGAAACATATGGAGTATCCGCTCTGTCCATGGTCTATTTTTAATTGTGTACTGGTTTGATGGCTTGCTGGCATTTGCTGAAGCTTCAATGTCTGCATATCAATCAATCCACGAAAGGCTTTTTCTCGTAAGTCTTTCTCACGCTGTGAAACAATGAGACCCGTAGTCTGAGGATAGTAGGATAGCTTCCAAAGAATCATGGCTCGACAGAATGTAGAGATTCCCTGCTGACGTCCCTTGATGATGACCAAACGAATCTGATTATTCTTCTCCATCTGCTCTTTGCATTTCGCGTAGAGCTTATTCTGAGCGTTGTTCAGCTTCATGAACACACGCTGGTTCTCTTTGTTTATGATGCGAATACTGTTCTCGCAACACCACTTGAAGCTTTTTCTGCACTCCAAAGCGAAGTTGTAGTTCGCTCTTCTCGCAGCTCCTACATCCAACGTGCGGAAAATCTTTCCTTTGTAATCATCTAAGTTCGGTTCCCAATCCATAATCTAGTGTCCTAAAAGATTAAGGGGGACAAGTATGCTGTTGACGTCTCCCCCTATAACCCATGAAAAAAGAAATATTAAAACTCAATTACAATACTATCGATTTCCTCAGGCGTTGTCAATGTGTTTATTTGCTCACGGTAGTACCATTTTTTATCGTACAAGCCCTGAATGTATTTGATGATTTCCACCTGCAGAATTTCAACTTGCTGACGAGTCAACTCATGAAGCTGATTGTTATAGTCACAGAACATCTCAGTATCATCCGGTCCCATAACTACCAACAGACCACCGACATTTCTGACCGATGTAATGTTGGCATCAATCTCGACACCAAATGAACTCGTGGTGTGACCGTTCTCAAGTGCGTAATTGAACTTCTGCTCAAGTTCAGCCGTCTTATTCTGCCGAGCATAATACAGCGTTGCTTCTGGCTCTAAAGCCTCAAGCTCTTCCATAGAAGGCTGTGGAAGCTTGTCAGAGATGTTCCATTGGTCAATGTATGCACCATTTCCAACATCCATAACGATAACATCTTGGGCAAAATCAATTTCTACACCATTCTTTTTACCGTAATAATTTATAACTAAAGCTAAGTTTTCCATTTTAGATACTCCAAATATATAATGCTGAATCTTGATAGTTGGCACCACCACCTGCGGCGTATGTCATGGCTACACCAACACCACACAAACATCGTATATCAAAAATATCACCCTTGTTTGCGTTCCACATCCACATGTTGTAGACGCGATTAGCACGCCAATAATATAAGACTGTTCCTTTGTTTGAAAGAACAGAACCATTTCTATATAAGTACATAATAAGACTTGTACCGTCGTCGGCTGTTATTTTGGTGCCAGCATAAAGGTTTATATCAAGACAGAATACAAAATTTCCAGCAAACGGAGCAACAAAATTATGGTTTGTTGTATCCCAACCATAACCTGCTTCAGGAGAATAGTTTTGGCGATTTATCATATTAAAAGCTAGTTTTGTTGTAGTGTTTGCAGAAATAGCTTGGTCGCCTGCAGCTTTTTGTACAGCTTGGAAAAATGGATGGTTTAAATATTCCCAATCACTCCAAGTAGTGCCACTATCTAAAGTGTATCTTACAAACTCTCTACCAGTTGTTGTATCGTAATACTCTTGTCTTGCGTAAGCTCCATGAACCCTAACCACCATTAACGCAGCAACACCCGCTGTTGCATACGATGGTCTGTTGGTAGCTGCTGAAGATACCCATTTAGAACCAGCGGTCGTTGCAGTATTTAAATCGTTTGCCCAATAAACTTGAGCAATAGAGCAGTTTAACAAATCAGCCGGTCCATACACAAGACCATCGCCAGTACTATTAACTATCGGAACTTCAGCAGAATTACCTAACGCATTCAATCCAGTACCACCAGAAGCAACAGCTAAAGGCGTCGTAAGCCCTGAAATTGTACCTCCTGTGATATTTACTGCGTTTGCATCCTGAGCACTCATAGTGCCCAACGTAGCCCACTCTGGGTCAGTACCACCAGCATTTACTTGAAGAACTTGTCCAGCAGTTCCTATGGGCAACCTAACCTCTCCAGCACCATCTCGTGTAAGTAAGTCACCTTGAGTTGTTAATGCAGTACCTGCGTCGTTAGCCCATTCAAGACCATCACCAGTGCCATTTACCTTTAACACCTGACCAGCAGTTCCGATTCCTAAACGCTCATCATCAGCAGCTCCACGAACAATTAAATCACCCTGAGTTGTTGTCGGCGATACATAACCAACACCCCACTCAAGACCGTCTTCGGTAGCGTTTGTTTTAAGAACTTCACCAGCATTGCCCAATCCAAGTCGTACGTTATTAACACCATCGTACGTAATTAAGTCACCTTCAGTTGTTAATGGACTTAGGGCATCAAAAGCGTCTTGCTTTGTTGTTTGTCCAGTACCACCATCGGCAATCGCTATGGCATCTACCAAACCAGAAACTGTACCGCCAGTGATTGTACAACTATCAATGCCACCACCGCTAATTGCTACAGCGTCTGAATCTTGGTCAGCCATCGTACCCAACGTTTCCCATTGTGGGTCATCGCCATCCATACGAAGGACTTGGTCGTCAGCACCCTTAGCTAATGTGCTTGCCTCACCACCCGCGTCACCGACAATCATGTCGCCTTGAGCGGTAATGTTCGTCAAAGATGTATCGATTTCATTAGCGTTTTGCGTGATGGTAATGCCATTGCTTCCGGTGAACGAGCGGTAATTTACATCCTGACCTTGTACGTCTACCAACCAATCAGCACCATTTCCCTGCTTAATAAAGTTCGGAAACAGCTGTTCGTCAGTTGCGTAGATATAAATATCATTCTCGTTTTGCACCAAAGAGATACCGTCTTTTGCAACCAAAGTCCTAAGCTCTAATGTACCATTGTTTAACCGATTGCCAACTTGAGCACCCGCACCAAGATTATCCAAAGCTCCCATCTTGGTGTCAGCATACGTCTTTGTAGCCTGAGCAGATGGCACTTGAGTATTTGTTACGGCACCCGTTAAGTCAGTGTTGAGAACACCAGCCTTTAGGTTGTCTACTTCAAGCTCTGTAACTGTATTGTTGTCGGCGTTAATCGTCTTATTAGTAAGCGTCTGAGCGTCCGTAGTACCTACGACATCACCATTTGGAAGCAGTTTGTTTGAGCGTTTAATTTGTGTACCACTAACACCATTGAACAAAGCAACTTCATTATTTGCACTTGTTGTTACTGAAGTGACTGCATTACTTGGCAACTGAGCGTTCGGAATCTTGCTATTGCCATCCAGTGTAGCTACACCATTTGGAGCACCTTTTTCAGCAGTAGCAACATAACCGCTGTGAATGTGCATTGCGTCTGCATTACCACCGTTGGTTAATGCATTTTTCTGAGCTTGCGTTAAGAACCTTGCGTCATCACCTGCACAAACCGTACCTGCTGTTGTACCTACATTGCATGTAGCTGAATCACCTAAACCAAGATTGGCTCTTGAAGTAGCAACATTGGCTACATCAGATAGATTCTGGTCTTTGCGCATGTAGTCATTGAGGATACCTGTGACTGGGTCATCATAGGTTAGATTACCATCATTGTCCCATGAAGCATATTTATTGCGACGGTCTTCAACCGATGGAAGCTCATCAGCCATCACACCCTCAACCATATCGACTCGCAAACAACGATTAATATCACGAGCGAGCTGCTGAGTTTGATATGTTAAATTGTCGATAGCTTCATTTGCGGCAGATACACTAACCGTAGAACCAGTGAAGTCTGTCTCACGAGTATATGGTGTTCCTGAATAAATAACAATTTCATCGTTTTCTGCTGCAGGTGTTGTTAAAGTAACACATTTTGTAGCTACATCAACATTGTATTGTACACCAAAATTTAATGTAGTTCCGTTCTTTATTACAATAACCTGCCCAGGGTATGCTGTTGGCACATCCCATGTGTAATAAAAGTCGGTCTGGTTAAGTGCCGCCGTAATCTTTATGTATCGTGTGCTTTGTTGAACGCTCATTTAGTATCCTCAGTTAAAATTCTGAATTTGTTTGTTTCTTTTTTCTTAATATTTTCTTTGCTCGTTTGCTACCTCGTTTGTCTATTGTTACTTCTTCAAATTTGTCGAACAAAGGAAACAATAAGATATTGTTTTGAAGCGGTAGCAACTTCCTAATTGCGTGGATTTGTCCATAGTTTAAGTCTCCACCAAGTCCAGTAATTAATCTAAACAAACCAGGAATTCCTGTTGCAAACGTGTTCACAAAATCATATCCAGTACCAAACGCTTTACGCAATACTTCTCTATTGCCCTGGCTGTTTTCATTGTTGAAACCAAGCAATGCACTTCCAATGCCATAAGCATCACCCATGTATGCAACACAATCGGCTTCACTCAAGCTTTGCTTGATAGCATCAGCCATGGTTATTGCATAACCCCCCTTAAGAGCACGTAGGTAAGCTTTCATTACACCAATAGATACCATCATAGCAAGACCACTAAATGCTTCTAAGTCTTTCTTTTGTAGCATTGGTAGCAACACTTTAGAATATGTACTGTATGAGAAACGTCTGAATTGGAACAACATCTTTCCAAAACTTCCAAGCCTATCAAAGATTAAAGGAACAGAACCTGCTGTTGGTGTAAGTATTGCTTGGTTCTGAATCTTTCGTACACCGCCTCTAAATATGTCTTGAAGTTTTGCATTGTCCCATAAACCAACACCAGATTCCCAAGCACCACCTTCACTGATACGTCCGTACTTTTTAAACTGTTCGAACATTTTAACAGCATTTTCTTCAGTAACACCTGTAGCAGAAAGGAATTCTAAATCTCTTGTAGCAAGCTTTCCACCTTTAGCCAATTTCTCTCCAGCTTGAAGGATACCTTCTTGCGTGACATAACCAACAATGAATTTGTTAAACTCATCCCATTTGTTAATACAAGACATTTTAACACCAAGGTTAGCTAATCTACCAGTGAAATTGTCAACAGCAGAAAGGAAACCATCACCTATCATTTGATTATAAAACCCTAAAGAACGAGTCCTTTCGAAATGGTCAAACGCACGCAACCACATTCCTTCAGAGCCAGAAAAAGCTTTCCAGAAATCTTTTCTAAACACACCTGTATAACCCTTCCAAAACTTCTTAAAACCTAAAGTCATCATTGCTTGAGCAACGTCGGAAGTTGCAGATATAACTGTTCCACCAATCAATCTGGCAACGTTTAGATTGTTGATTATGTTTGCTGCATGGTTAAATGCTATACCATGATGGGTTAAATCGAACGAAGTATATTCATTTATTCCTCTTACACGGCACCAAACACATCTGAAATTATCTATATCTTTATCACATTGAACAGCTAAAGCTTTCTTTTGCTCATCAGATACAGCATTTTCTATCAGCTTTTTGTAATCTTCTTTAATTAATTTAATGACGTCATTTACATTTAGTGTTCCAAAACGCTCTAATATTTTTGCATCAACAGGAATCGTACGAATGAAGTTTGCTAAAATCTTTTCTGGGTCTTGAACAATCCAGTTTTTAACATACTCTGTAGAGAACCTTAAACTTCTTTCATGCTCAAAACTTCGTGTCTTCCTTGGGTTTGGAGCAAAGGCTTTATCTTCATCATGAAGAATATGAGATACGGCATCTTCAGCAGCCTGTTGCAACCTTTCATCTTCCTTTTGTAATGCCTTTTTCTCTTGCGCTGAAAGTTTTTCTTCAGGAGTATTTCTTAAATCTCGAAGGTCAGAGATAGACCACATACCCTCTTTAATATCAGCTACTGCTTCGTCGCGATGAGCAGCAATCTTCATGGTATCATACATTCTTGGGAAGTAATATTCATCTAACAGCTTCCTAAAATCTTCATGGGTATATACTTTGTTGTTGTTTTCTTCGATTGCTTTAGTTGTTTCTTCAATCTCTTTTGCTTTTGCTTCTGTATCGGCAGTAAGTTTATCAACCTCTTCAGAACGTTCTGCACGAGCATCTTCAATGGCTTTTGATTTTAATTCTTTGTCTTTAACTAAAGCCTTCTCTTCTTTTGCTAGATTCTTTAACTGTTCCTTAACCTTGCCTTTGAGTTCTCGTAGTTGACCTTCTGTTAATTTTGCATTTGGATTGTTTTTTAATTTGTCTATTTCAGGAATAAGTTTTTCAAGCGCATCAATTAATTTGTCCTCAATCGTTGCCTGCTTCTTTTCCCCTTTTTCAAAAAGCTTTTCCCTGTTCTCAAAAACAGAATCACGTTCCTTAATTAAATCTTTTAAAACCTTTTGTTCTTTTCCGAGCTTCTTCCATTCTATCGGCGTTGTACCTTTGCTCTTTTTACTTAAAAACTCTAAAAACGATTTGTGCATTTTTAGCGTTTTCAGTAGCTTTTCTTGTCTTGGTTGTTTGCGGTTTGAGGATTTAATCTTCTTTTCAACAACCCTAATTTTTTCATCAATCTTTCCGAGCTCTTTTAATTCGCTTGGTTTAATCGCAACGTCCGACTTGAGATTGACGCTTTCTATTAAGTCAGCAACAACCTTTTCTTCTGCATCAATAGCTTCTTCCAATGTTTCAAACTTGGTATCTGCTTTTATTTTCTCAGAAAAGTATTGTTTGATGTTTTCTTTTGTTTCTTTCTCAAAAGAAGAACGAGCATCCTTTAGTTGTTGTGTAAGCTTTCTTAAAGCCTTGCTATCTCTAATATCAGGACTAATTTTTTCATTAATGTTTTCCAATAAGGAACGCCTCTTTTGGTTTTGACCAAGACTTTTTTCTAAACCTTTTAAATGTTTTTCAACAGCTCCAATAGTAACATCCTGGTTTTTCATTAAACCATTAACTTTTCCAATTGGAACACTTATTTTTCTTTGAGATATTATTCTGGCAATCTCTCTATCGTTGCTCTTAATACCTTTTTCAAGCTCAGTCTTCTTTTGGTTAAGTTCAAAATATTTTGCTCTTTGATAACCAAAAACGTCAGCTTTTTGACCAATATCGCTTATTGGTTTTATGATTTCTTCAGAGGTTTTTCTAACTAATTCATTGATGATAGCACTAGAAGAAGAACTTGGGTTATAGCAAGCGTTTAACCATTCACGGCAAAACTCCTCATATTTATTTCCGCCTTTCCAAAGTTTAACATTAAGCTTAGCAAGCAACTCATTGCCACCCTTTTCTGCCATCCATTTCGTATAATACTCATCAATGTTATCCATTAACTTTCTTAAGTATTGTCCTACAATTGGACCAACGGTTGATTCAATAGCTGGTGTAAACGTCATTAGCTCACCAGTCTTACCATCAACAATTTTGATAGGAGAATCTGTGAGAAAACTCATGGCGGCTTTCATTGTAGATGATGGACTTAATGCTCCAACTATTGATGGGTCGGCAGAAAAATTCTCAAAACCCCAAGCATTCTTAATCTTAGCTTCAGCAAGCTTTGGGTCTTTTCTAAACTTTTCAAACTCTTCGCTGGTAACTACAATTTCTGTCGGCTGTTTCTTTGATATTTCATCAATTAACTTGTCTGCCTTCTTGCGCCTTAGGGACATTCCTCGTGCTTCATTAGCACCAATTACTCCTCCAAAAACACTGCTTAACAAAGCAAATGTTGCCATGTTTCGAAACGCGTCTGAGACTCCTACATCTTCAGACAATGATTCAATACCAGTATAAACACCACCTACTGCAGCACCAGAAGCTGCACCAAGTCCTGCACGATAAAGCATAGTACCGCCTGCCGTCTTTGCAAAATCTTTTCCAAAAACATCGGCAACATACTTACCAGCAAAACCTTTTACTTTGTTGTATGTAGAAAAACTTTTAGCAATCGCATTAGCACCTGTAACCACTTTCCCAGCCACAAAGAAAGCTGGGTCTGTAGCTAAACCAACAGCTTTACCGGTAAACCAACTAAGACCGTTTGAGTCGGCTATTACTTGTTCGTGGCGATATTTTTCTCTAAGAATTTCTTTAACACAATTACTCTCAAATTCATTGTGTGCCATTGCAAGAGCACCAATATCGTTTTCAAAACCTCTAGTGTTTTCCTCAGTTAACCTAAAGTTTGGGTCAACCTCTCCATCTCTAGTTGCAAAATAAAGTTGTCCATAAACAACTAAAGGGTTTGTCATGAACTCTGCAGAAAAAACATCTCGCCAATTATAGTCAGGTTTAATTTCTGCCTCTTGTGGAACGCGCTCACTTATTGGATACCCATAAGAAAAACCCTCTTTGTTGTAATGGTGTTTCCTATAAAACTCCGCATCAGAAAGATTTGTTTTGTCTTCTTTAGAACCTGTATCTACAAATGGCATTTTAGTGTCCTATTTTTGCTATTTTAATAAAGTGGCAGTCTCATACCGTTTGGACCAAACGTTAATCGTTCGCGATATTTAGAAATCTGTTCTCCTGATTTACTAAACCGTTCTTCTGTTTTTTGCTTGCTTCGTTTATCAACCAACGCTTTTTGTTTCTTTTCCAAACCTTCTTTTTGTTTTTTAAGCGCACTCCGTTTTTCGCTAAACGGTTTGTTGATGGCATATTTAGATAACAACTGTGTCTTTAAAGACAGGTCTTCTTTGGCTTTTCTTTTGTGCTCTACTACCGCATTGTCAGCGTCTTTAAATGTATTTGCAATCTTCAAATCTAAATCATCAATACGCTTTTGATACGCTTTATATTCATCAGAGATTTTTTTCATTTCAGGCGGCATGAAATCTTCAGCACCAACACGAACCTGAGCGTTGGTTTCTTTATCTATTACTTGTTGATAAAAACCATCTCTATAAATCCATAATGCATATGTAGGTTTTGGGTCTTTAACACAAAACTCGCTATAGGTTTGTTCATCCGCAAGCGCGACAGCATTTTGATAATCTTTAATTTTTTGTTCTTTTGCTTTGTTTTGAATAGCATTTTGTATATCATCTTCATCATATATACCAGAAACACCATAAAATTTTTCTGGTGCATATGCCCTAAGATATATCTTACCATTTATCTTAACTTGACTCCATTTTTTAAGAATAAATGTGTCTGCAAACTTCTTTGCATCTTCAATGCTTGAGCCACTCATGAAAGCTTTTTGTGCTAGAAATATGTAATCTGACATATAACTAGAAGCTTCATTATTGTTCGCTACATTGTTACCTTGATTTGGAAGTATTGCAGATGGAGTAAATGTTATATCATCATGTAGTTTTTCTGTAAATTGTTTTCCTCTGGCTTTCCTTTGTTCTTCTGTCATCTTCCTATGCTCAGTGACAATCATTGAAAAAGCTTGTTCTGATGGTATATTAAGATTAGAGAGTTTCGCCATCTCAATACTTTCAGCGAAATCTTTTTCATCTAGGTTTTGAATAACCCTAGGAAGTTTTTGACGATTCGATTGTATGAAAGACATTACATTTGCGCTAACCTCAAAAACCTCAGGTATACCAGAAGCCTGCATGCTTTCTAAGTCTTCTTTCAAGTCATCTACAAGTATTTCAGATTTTGCAATAAAATCACAAAGAGACTTAGTAATATCTTTTCTTTTTTCTGTATCTGCAGTTAGTATATCTTTTACGCCTATAGCATCCCTAGCCTGACGATAGTATAATCCCATTGCTTTCTCGTGTATCTCTGGTGGAACAAAAACATTTTTATTACCAGCAATCCAATTTTGGGCATGAGTCATTAAATCAACTGTCTGTTGTTGTTTAACAAAGCTTTTTAAATTGTCTGCAAGACCTTTAGCTATTACCTGACGACTGTCATAATGAAGCATATTGTTTGAAATCATTGTTCCGTCTTCAAGTTCTATATTAGCTTCACCAGTTAATACTTCTTTAATGAAATTTAATTTGCTTTCTACATCAGCCAGAGAACTCATTTTTAGTTCTGCAAACCTCTGAAAAATAGAACCATAAAAACCCTGACGCAGTTTGTCTTTTTGTCCTTCATTAAATATATCTAAACCATATGAGTTCTTAGCTTCTAAAAGACCATTGAATTCACCAATATTAAAACCAAAAGCCTGTTGCGCATTTGCTTTAATAGAAGGATTCGAGAGAAGCATATTCTCAATATTCTTAATAGCTTTGTCGCCACAGTTTTTAATCGCTACTTGCGTCTGTTCTGACGTCTGCTTATCGAGGTATTCTCTTTGATTATTAAACGCCCTATAGTAGTAATCATTCTGCTCTTGCGTAAAGATGTCTTTTGCTGCTCCCCTTAACAACATAGGAAGCTCATTAATTACATCTGAAGCTTGTTCATTGGTTTCTACTTTAAAGCGTTCTGGGTCAAATTTAAGATTCTCATAAGTTGCTTTATTGATGGCACTTAATTTGTTTTTAGCATCCAACAACGCAACCTTATTTTGTTGTTCTATAATTGACCTACGCAAATTATCTTCGCCTTGTTGTATCTCAAACGCAGCTTGAAACATTTGCTTTGCAAGTTCTCTACCATTGGCTGCTATCTGTAAATCACCTTCAAGACCACCAGTAATGTTTTGGTTTGGCGTATATACCAAGTCTTCTTGTGTAACAATGTTTCTCTGTGGCTTTCTCATGATTCATCAAAACTTTGAAATTACCCATTCATTTTCGCTTATTGGTCTTAAAGTTCCACTGTCGCTAAAAAAGTCTTCAACCAATTGTTGGTCTTTCATAAAAGAATTGCTAATTAATGGCTCTCTTGTTGCTCGGACAAACGGTTGTTCCCCTTGCGAATCTTCTTTAAACCTGCTGTTAATCGCCGAATTTATCTTGCCTCCCAACTCTTGCAGGTTTTGTTTAATCATTGGCTGTACAAAACTTTCTTTGATGAACTTTTTCATTGGGCTCTCATAAGCAAAATAAGAGGCTTCAAAGTTATTCATCATTGAATATGTTCCCTGCAATTGCTTGATTTCAGATTCCATCATTTTCTGTTCGGAATCTAATGTGGAAATCTCAATGTCAGACATTACATTATTGTAATTGTTGTCTGCAAGAATCATGGCAGTAGAACCGCCCTGTTCAAATCCACGACCAGCTAAATACGCACTAATTGTTCCTTGTGCAAAACGAGCCCTACGCAAAAGATTTTTTGTTTTATTGGTAATGCCGACTTCAGAAATACGCCTATTTGTATCGTGCATACTTCTTTCAAGTCCCAATGTATTATAACTCGGTACTCGCTTCCCTGTCTGTCCTATAGAACCCAACAACCCAGGAAGTGCGTTGCCTACATTTCCCAGCATTCCAACACCTAAGCTTTTAACGGTATCCCAAGAGAAACCGTTATTTAACAAGCTACTACCTAACAATGAAAGTAACATTATGCGTTCACCTCCGCTTTAACTTGAATGTTTCTAATGCTCAATGCTAATGGTTTTGTCTGAGAAATCCTAATGGTTTGTTCCCTGCTCCAACCGTATTGAGTTCTATTTACAAATGAAGTATCCACAGCCGATGAGTTGTCCTTATCAACTATAGTGTAACCATTGATGGTCATATTTGCAACACTTTCCGGATTAACAAACACCTCGCTGATGATTTTTTCTTTTCCGATGCTTGAACCAATCTGCTGTATATTTTCTACAGGCAATGTCTCAATAGAAGCAACAAAACCATAACCAACCTCAATTGCTTTTCCATTGTAATCGGCAGTTCCTAATGTAATTTTACCTGAAGCATCTACATCAAATTGTCCAAGATAGCTTCCGTTTTCAACCAGGATTGCATCAACTGTCGTGCTTGCATGGCGCGTTAAACCTGTTAACTCACCAGCAGCTGCAGTAGCTGTAACAGAACTATCAAGGAAGCATGTTTGGTCTAAACATACCAAATCATAACTACCAGCCAAACCGGAATCTTTAATGAGATACAGTTTGTTTTTGGCAGCATAGACGGCATACACCTTTGAATTATTTCCGTTATGCCTAAAGATTTGTTTTGAGAAACCTCTAATCTCTTGATTCAATAAAATGGTGATGAATACTAAATTATCATCTTGGTCGATATATACAAAGAAGTTGTTTTTGAATTCATCATTGCCCTTCCATACGGTTGTATTGAAAGTAGAACTTGAGCATGACACCATAGATGCAGCAAGTTCGCTAATCAACTGAGATGTATAAGATTCGGCATCAAAGACATATGACATATAATAGATGCCGTTCTCATCGTTGTTGATGTACATAGAACCGCCATCACTAACCAATGGAGCTTCAGAACGTTCTACAATACCAACTGAAGAAGCTCTTGTGACCTTGACATTAACAGGACTAATGAATCCGGTTGTTGAAAGAACATAGACAGATTCATTGCAGTAAATCTCAAGAGTGTTCCTTGACTGCAACATATAGATATGAGCTGAGTCTCTTGAGTCTAACAGCTCATAGAATCCATCGTTGTCGCTAGCATCCCCCAAATCGAAGTCATAATTGTCTTCGATTGTTGATGCCATTAAAAGATTTGGTATGCTTTTTGTACCACCAAGATACATACGGCTAGCATAAAACGCTATCGTTTTCGGGTATCCTCTATCGGCAGATATGATGGGTTCCCAACCAATCTCTACAACCCAGTTTGCTGCAGGTATCGCATCGGTTGAAGATATACGTCTTTCTACATATCCCAACACAACCGTATTTGATTTCTTCGATACAATACGAACCACACCAACAGGACTGATTACAATCTTCTTGCCTTCCCAATCTGCGTCTGTAGCCGTTGGAGATATGTTTGTATTTGCAAATGGAGTTCCTGAACCTGCAGTTAAAGTGACATATCCTGTGACGCCCGAAGGTGTTAGGTTACCACCACCTAGCGTTGTACCTGTTTTATCATTGGCTACAAACTCATAGTTGGGCAGATTAACTAATGGCAAATTGGCGATACTGTAATCGCCAGCAGTCGAACCATCATTAGTCCATGTGATAGCAAAAGGTGCTACCGTTTCGTGCACAAAAATTATTTTGTTTCTATCAGTTTCGTAATCGCATTGCGACATCAATTCGGCGGTTTTGCCAGTATTAAAAGAACACAAATAAGCATTAGTATCGACATTGTATACATCTGCAGTATTTTCTCCGAAAACGATGAGACGTGTGAAGGTAACACCGTTTGCGTTTGTTCCGCTAAAATCAATAATACGAAATTCTTGTCTAACATTTGTTGCTGGTGCAGCTCTTAAAAGTTTAGTTCCATAGCGTCGTTTTGCTCCACCGGTCAATTTAAGCATTACGTTCTCGGCTTTCTTGAGCCCTCTATAATACTGTTGAAGGTCGCCACGCTGTGTTATGTTTGCATCCAGCTGACCACCCGTAAAACTAAACTGCGGACAAAACGTGACTGCCATCAGTACAACTCCCTTGCTACACCTAATAAATTGTCATCAAATTGTTGCGGTACATACTGTTGAATATCATCAGTACATGCTACCGTATATACGCTGTTTGCACCTGCAGCATATGTGTATGCTATCAATTGTTTCTGTAAATCAAACTGCCTTCCAATCATTGGACAGAGCTGAATAGCTATATAGTATGCAACATAGTTAATGAAGGACGCAGACCATAATGACTCTCGTACACGCTTTCTGTACTGTACCCAAATACCATCTTGAACATTCGTGCAAAGTATATTGCCAGCATACAATGAATAGTCTTTCCAATGAAGCCTATCACCCACCATTGCATTCTCATAACGTATGATTGTAGGCGGGTTGGTAGATGTATCATATACAGGATTAACACGGTTTAAATATACGCTATCAATAGAAACAAGGTCTGCAGGCATCAGATATGCGTATTTCCATTGCGGTATTGGACATACTGCCTGCTGTGTACATTGAGCAGCTGTCGTTGCAAAACGCCATGGATATTTCGAGAAGCACTGATTAACCCAAAGCTCGTAATTAGCATTGAGAAGATGGGCTTCCCTGCTTTCATCTGTGAAAGCTTCAATCTCATTAGCACCTATCAAATTCAGTGCTAGGTTACATACTTGTATTTTTGTTTGAAACGTTGTAGCTGCCATATTCGGTTTTGGGTGGGAGTATTAGAAAACCCACCCAAATGGTTAATTGTTAAGCTTCAATTAGAACTGCGATGTACGCATGAGAACCAGCAGCTCCGTCAGCAATACTTGCAATACGAATCGTCTGTCCAGCCGTTACTACATTCAAAGCAGTCGGATAAGCAACCGCACTTGTTCCACCATTAGCAATTGTAGCAACACCACCCGTTACAGCCGTTCCATCAATGGAAGCCGTGAAAGTTGTGTCGTTAGCAACCGCAGCCGATGTTACAGCACGAATGCTGGCAATGCGACCAGAAACTGGCGCAACGAAGTCTTCATTATGATTTGCATTTGCATCCGCAACAGTAGCAGTCAAAGCCAATGTATCAACGTGTGCACTTGCATCGCTTTCAGCAACGATATATACCAAGAACGGATTAACCCCGGCAGCAATATCGTGATTTCCAGCAACATTGAACGTTGTTTCAATGCACTGACTGCTATTAGCCAAAGCAACTTCATTGAAGTAATTAGCATTAGCAGAGTTTGCAGCAGACATTGTTACCGTTCCAATCTGAGCACCACCGTTATCGTGTTGCTTCAAAGCCAATGTTACATCCGCACCAACCGTAGCCAAACGAACAATACCAAACTTGCTTGCGCAAACATCAGATTGGAAAGATACGTTTATATTGGAGAATGTTGAAGCATCATCAAACTTACGAATCAAAATGCGCTGACCCTTCTGCAAAGGATATACATATATCAAATCTTCAACACCACCACGTTCGTTTCTTTTTTGTCCCTTATGTAGAACAATGTAATCAACTTCATCAATTACAGTAGACGTAGAAGATTCATTTCCAACTGTAACATCTGGAGTGCTCATGTGGCGAACAGTGATTATATTGCCTTCGCTTAACAAGCTATATGCCTCACCAAAGTAGTTGTTGAGACGATTCGCTGCAGCCAATTGAATAGTAGCAGCACTGTCCGTTGTCTGGTATAACCAGTGCATTTCTGCATTGTCCGACAAAGCTTGTGCAGCAACTGAAGTGAATTTAGAAATATCAAACATTTTAATTAATCCTTTCTAATGTTAAGCAGCCAAAGCTGGTACACGTGCCTTTACGCGGACGATACCCTTGTTCTCGATTACAGCAGCACCACAGCTCAATGGAGCATTTACAATCCATGAACCTTTTTCTGGTACGCGGTCAATACGAGTCATGGCAACACCCGAACCACCAACATTGCCTTCACCAACAGCAACTTCAAGAGCGCGCTTGTGGCAAGCAAAGCAATTGTATTCATAAACTCCTCCACCTTGGTCGATGTACGGCATTCCACCTTCTGGATTGTTCGCAATGAATATCCACTTGAAACCTCCGTAGTAAGCAATCTTGCCTTCCAAAGCCGGACGCAAATCGCCAACCCATTGACGGGTTACAAATTCCTGGTCTGCTAACATCAGTTCCAAAACAGCATACGGAGCAATGAAATAACGGTCTTCGACAGGTACTGCATGATGCGAGAGAATCGCTCCAGCATGTTGTACCATACGCGCGCTAACACCGTTCGCATTCCCGGCATAGTTGTAGGGAATATCGTAGGTAGCGGGCACTTGGTCGAGAGCATTGATGATGATTTGGTCTTTGCGGCGTCCTGCAGCAGGTGCGCATACTTCGGTCAAAGCCTTTCCGATAGCATCCCAGTTGACTTCGCTGGCTTGGAAGTAGTCGATGTATTCCGCATGATTCCAGTTTTCCAACGAAATCGTAGTTGGTGTTGTTGCCGAGTTCATGTTCGGAATATCAGCACCTGGAACTGAAATAGAACCCATGCCATAACCCAAACGAGTAACTTGGTATGTTGAAGCACCTAAAGCATTATTTTCTTTGAAAATTCCGCCAAGGCGCGAGTTAGCCTGATAGACCCCTTTTACTTCCGGGTCGAACTTACGAATTTGAGCTTGAGTGATTGTATAGCTCATTTTCCTCTCCTTGTTAAAATTAATTGTTGTGAAATTAGTTTCTAACGCTGGGTCGATTCAAATGAGTTTTTCAATCGTGGAGCCTTAAAATAAAAATACGCTATGCAAGTGTACCAGGGACGTGTCCAAACTCCTGAAAAGAGATGCCTTTGTTGTAATAAATATAATGGAAAATTTTCTTTTTGTTAAGTTTTTTTTAGTTTTTTTATTAAATTTTCTTTTAATTACACCAATCCAAATTTTAGTGTTGACAAAAGTAGTACTATATGTCGTACTCTAAACATATGGCAGTAATAAGAAAAACATTATCGTTTCGTCCAATAATTTGGAAGATGATTTCAAACGAAGCAAAACTTCGTGACGTAAACATTAGCCGTTGCATCGAAGACAAGTTTGAGTTCTGTGATGACGAAGACTACACATACACTCTTGAAGAATTAGACAGAGATTCAAAAGAAGCAAAAAAACTTTCAGACGAAGGAAAATTACCTTCTTTTGACAATGTTGAAGATGCATTTAAATTCTTAGGTGTATGAAAATTGAATTTCACAAAAGATTTTTAAAGGATTTCGAGAAAGCAAAAAAAACAAACACAGTAAAAAGGTTTAAACACATCATAGAGATTATAAAAAACAATCCTTTTGAAGATTATCCGCCATTTAAAAAACTATATGGCGGGCAATACTCTCGAAGAATAAACGACCAACACAGATTAGTATATGATGTCTATGAAGACAAAGTTGTATTTCTAAGATGTTGGGGGCATTACGACGATTAATCATGAACGAAACTTACATTCCAGAACCCGAATTTGAAGAACAAGGCACTCCACAATGAACGACGAATATATAAAGATAGACCCAAATACAGATGTTACGTGGGAAAATCTTGGCGACATTCTTTGTGAGCACATAGCTGCAATGAATGTAAAACGAAAAGCTGAACTTAGACAAAAATCAAACAACAGTGGTATAGATGAACAAAGAACACCGCAATAAAGCGGTGCTCTTTGCATGAATATCAACACTTCTCAATACAAATCGTTTGTGACACCTTGCCTATCAATCATGCGATTATATTCATTTTGAAGCTTACTTAATCTATTCTTCATGTCTTGAACAGCAGGTTCATCACCACGACCCATCTTAACCATCTTGTGATAGGTTGATGACAGGTCATATAATTCTTTTGTTAAAGCGGTATCGTCATTTCCTACAGGTGCTCCACCTGATAGATTTAACTTTGGCTGGTTGTTAATCAATTGCGTTAAGATACGCATTGAACGAGCGTTGTAAGCCATGTTCTCGAAGTCTCTCTTATCTTCCTCTTTCCATACACCCGACTTAACTTGATTCGTAGCATAAGCCTTTAAACCATCAACAACATTCTGATATTCAGAACCTAAATCTTTCTTAGCTTCCTCATATGCAGATTCATACTGTTGCTTCTGACGAGCAACCAATTCAGCGGTTACATCATCATATAATTGCTCTGCCTGCTTTTTACTCAAACCGTTCTTGTTTGCTAGTTGGACATAGAATGACATATCCTCTTTTTGATAGTCGTTCAATTCACGGTCATCAAACAATGTATCATATGGGTCTGGCTTCTTTGGTGTTGATATAATGCGTCTTAAATCATCAATACGCTTCTTATCCATTGCCAAGTCGTCGGTCATCTTTTTGACATCAACTTGACCATTATTCCAATACTCCTCCGGTACATAGTCAGGACGTGCAGCCTCTGGTGCTTCCTGAGTTTCAACTACATCATTTTGCAAATCTTCATCGCTCATAACATTCCTCCATTAACATTATCTATTATAGACATAATATCGTTTAATGCATCTATCTTGCCTTGCAGGAACAAAGCACGTTCGCTTGGATGATTCTGGTCAAATGTTGTTTTAGTCCAACGCAATCTCAAGAAATCCAACACGCGTTTTCCCTCATCAGTACTAAACAAATTACGAACACCTCTAAGGCTTTCATTGTATCTTTCCTTAAAGATTTTCTCTTGTTCAGTCTCTTCGCCAAACGTAACAACTACCATGATTTCAAGCTATTGATAGAGTGTCTTCCTTCAACAACACGCGTGAATATATCAGCTATGTTGCTACGTTTCAACAAATCTAAATCCACCTTGAAACCAAACACTTCTGCATGAGTTTCATTGAAAGCCTTCTGCATAATATCTACAGCTTCATCAAATTTGTTGGGGATATAATTCTTTCCTGTCTTATCTTCCTGAAATGATGATGCCCACTTCTTCGTTGGACGATAACCGGATGCCATCAAAGCCATCATCTGTTCAACACTGAGTCCTGTCATGCGCTTATAGTCACGCTCTACACTCATCTTGAGTTCAGGAATCTGATGCCACTTCTTCTCTTGGTCTTGATACTTCATTCCAATATCTAAGAAGATATGAACATCAACCTTTGTACCATCTATCTTGTAGAGCAGTGTATCCGGGTCAACAGTTAGTTTCTGAATCGGATATTGTTTTTCTTTAGGTTCTTCCAAAACCGGTTGCTCCGGCTTTGGCTTCGCCTCGTCTAATACTTTTTTTCTGTATACCATAAATTTATTTTGCTTGTGCCATCAACATAGCAGCTTGCTGTTGTTGCATTTGTTGCTGTACCATTTCGGTCTCTTTCTTAGAACGCAACAGTTTTGCAGGCGAGCCAGTCTGTTCGAATATGTATGTTGGCAAATCTTCTGTACGAATGTATTGCTGTATTAAAGATGGGTCAATTTGTGCAATCGTTCCCAATGCAGTACTGAGCGAGTTCAAATCATTCATGAATTGAACACGACCAATAGGGGACAATATCTTTAATTTTGTTGTCTTCGGGTCAATCTTCGCAAGCTCTGGCGGTAATACAATTGCTCCAACATTGATTAGAATGTTCAAGCAATTCTGTACTATCTTCCAAAGGAATTGGAATTGAATACGACCCACAACGCCCGCGAATATCTGCAATTGCCTCTGCGCTATGTACTGTACTTGTGTTGCTGTCATACGCGGGTCGTTTGGTATCGTAAAGTCTAAAGCCGTCTCTTTAACAGCCTGTTGCAGTTCCTGTATATGCATCTGCTCAATTTGCGGATTTCCTGAAGGCTGCAAAGGCTGTATTGCTCCTTGTTCCAATACAGGAATTACACTGTTAGGACGAATCTTAACCATTGCAGGATTCGGAACCATCGAGGTAACTACGGTATAAATACCCATAGCATTCATCTGAAGCCATTGAAGCTTTGTCTTGGTCAATACCTGCAATTCTTCTGCGTCCGGCAAAAGCTTGGTTAGTAAGCCACGTCCTACATTCTCATTGTGTCTCAACGACCAGAAGAATACAACAAATGGATTCTCTTCAAGACGTGTCTCGAAAGCTATCTTATCTTGGTAAATTACCATGTAATGCCAACGAACAAACCGAGTCATACCATTTTCCATTCGTATGAACTTCGGGTCAATGACGCAGGCTTCCAATACTTCTATCTCGCAATCTTCATCTATTACGTTTTCTTCATTCAAGATAGACATATCAAAGCCTGGGAATGTGTATTCTACCTGGCTTTTACGAAGCTTCTGTTTGCGGAATACCGCTGTTATCTTCTGTTGAGGGGATAACTCTACTGCAATGTCTAGGGGCGGTATTGCCGCAAAATCTAATGGAGAAGCACTATCAAAATAGTCACCACTGTGCTGAACAAGTAGACAGCCAGTTCCAACAAATACATCATGTGAAAATTGGTCGATGACAGAATAGAAATTGGATTGATTTAATGCAACAAAGAAGGCGTCTGTGATTTTCTGATATTCTGCAGTGAGTCTTTCCTGAACCTCTTGAAGCATTTGCTTCTGCTCAGCTTCAGACATCATATCCCAAGTAGCCCCAGCATTTTCTCTGGTAATTGCCTCTATCAACTCATCAGATGGAGCTAACTCCATCCAACGAGTCTGAGGCGGACATATTGTAGTGACAAAAGTATTTACGAATGCGTCTGCAGCTCTGGACACAGTAGAATCATAGACATTCGGTTGACCCGTCTGACCATGATATGCATCTACTTGAGTGTTATTATAATTCGGAGCACATAATTCATATGCCCTTTTGTACATTGAGAAAAATGTTTCTGCTCCGGTCTTAGCTTTGCTGTACCGTTTCTTTATGTTCTCTACAATCTTTTCCATAAACTGTGTCCTCTAAATCTTTAATTCGTTGCAAAGTTTTTGAGATATGTTTTAAAAAGTTCTTCTTTTTGCAGTATTCTTTAAATGTATCTCCAAAAACTCCAGCAATCCTTGCCCCCGGTTCTGTGCTCTTAAACACTTGAGAACCATGAAATACTGACGTTGCCTCCCCCAATACAACGTCGTTAAACAACGTTGCATGGGAAAGTACAACAACCTTGTTATGCAATGTCACAGAACCACAAAAGAATACATAAGGAAATATTAAACACTGTTCACCAATATGGGCATCGTGACCTATATAACAAAAAGCACCTATGTCGGTATCCTTACCAATCCTTGAAGCTTCAGTAAGTCCACCGCGCTCTACAATTGTAAAACTTTTAATAGTGACACCATCCTCAATAATGAGCTCTTTATTGAATCTCTCATCATCGCCAGATTGAATCCCCCAAATTGTAGGAGTGTCACCTATAATACAATTCTCACAAATCGTAACATTGTTTCCAAGCGTTACGTTTTGACGGATGATAACATTGTCACCTATAAGACAGTTATCACCCATCTTAACGCTTGGGTCTATTTTACAATTTGTTCCTATAAAATTCATTAAGTCTATTGACCTTCTACTCCAACCAGCGATTGAGAACGTCTGCGTCCAAAGATACCACGTCTTTGAAGTTCACCACCACGTTCTTTAAGTAAATCGATATTCTCTAAAGACTTATATCCAGCTGGAATATATCTGTCTGGTTGTTGCATACGAAGCTCATAAGCCTTCATAGCGTCTGTATATGTCTTTGATTTAAAAGCTTTGTTGTATGCATCACGAATGAAAGCTCCATTGTCTTGAGCATCATGATGGTCTTTCTTCCCACCGCCAGCAGGAACATAGCGTCGTTGGATTTCAGAATTGACGAACTTCATACGTTCGTCGTACTTCTGTGGGTTATAAATCCTCATACGAGCCATTTTTGCACCAAGTTCTTCAGTGGTGTATCTATGGCTTCTTGTAACACTAACCGTTGGAAATATTGGTTTAAACTTTCCGCCACCATATAAAGGAACTTGAACTGTATCTTTTCTATGCTTTGAAGCCAAACCAAGGTTCATCATATCTTGGTCTGACCCATAACCACCAGTTACAGCTGTAACCCCAATATTAGGAATTGCACCCATAATTAAACCAAAGCCTCCTCTAGGTCTCTGTAGTAATCGCTAATTAAGCTGCGACGACGACCACGCATCATACGGGTTTGTAGGCGTGCGTTTCTTTCCGTCTCAATCGCCAATGCACTTTGTTGAGCTGCTTGTGCCGCACGTGCACGCTTGGCAAGCTCTGTGTTTCTTTTAGAAACCTCAGCTTCCTGACGTGCCATATATGCTTTTTGATTGTTATAGAAATCTTCCTGCATTTGACGCTGTTTAGCAGCAGCATTCATCTGCATTCCCATTACGCCACCTGCAGCTGCACCTAACAATGCAGACTTAGAAACAGTACCAAATGAACCAAGTTTAGCTGCACCACTCAACGCACCTTTAGCAGGAGCAAGCAATCCACCCAAAGCCATACCACCCAAAGTAGGTAAAGCAATACGACGTACGTCTTTATTAACGGCAGACGCAACACCAAGTCCAACAGTACCAACACCAAGAGCTGTAGCAGCAGCACCGGTAGCACCAAAAAAACTACCTATAGCAGTAAAAGGAGCAGCCAAAGCACCCATAATTCCTCCGAAAATTTTAGTGTCCTAGGTTGTAAGAAATAAACAACCTTTTATTTCATTATGGCACACTAATACAAAAATGCAACAAAAACTTGGAAATAATCCTTGGAAATAATTATAGGAAACAAACCTTGACCATTTTATTATTTCCTGTTCTTATGTTTTTGTGAGTGTAAAAGTTGGATATATGAGGGTCAGTACTTCTGACGGAAGACAAAAATTTGATATGCAAGAAACATCTCTGCTTAAAGCAGGCGTTGCTCCCGAAAAGATATACAAGGATATGGAATCAGGCGCAAAAATAGACCGAATTGAGTTTAACTATATGCTTAAATCCCTGAATCCTGGCGATACAGTTGTTGTTTGGAATCTCGATAGACTCGGAAGAGATTTTAACCAAATGATGGAAACTATCGACGATTTAAGGAAAAGAGATATTAAAATAGAATCATTGACAGATTTTCGTGGAATTGATGTAAATCCAAACACAGCCTCTGGACGGTTTTTCTTTCGTGTCGTTGCAGCAAGAGCTCAATGGGAGCGCGAGATAATTATCGAGAGAATAAACTCAGGACTTGCTGAAGCAAAAAGACGTGGAATACATCTTGGAAGAAAGTTTAAGTTCAATGAGTACGACATACAAACCATTCAACACATGATTAAAGCAAATGTACCCAAAAAAGAGATTGCCCAACGCTTTAATGTAACCGTTAGAACATTGTTTAATTACTTCACTCCGGACGGTGAAATAAAAGAAAGAGCGTATTAAATTTTCTTTTTGCTTGCTTTTTTTATGTTTGTTTATCAAATTTTATACCGTGAATGATTTTGAGCTAATGGATGTGAAGGCAGCGGCTGACTATTTGCGCTTGTCTAAATCTTCTGTGTACAAATTGATTAATCAAAAGGTCAACACCCTACCTCATATTCGGTTGGGCTCGAGAGTCGTGTTCACAAAAGAGTTCCTTAACGAGTATATTCAAAAAAACATAGTCAAAAATGGATAGATTAGAGCAGTACTACCAAGATGATTTCTGCATTGAAGCAGATGTCCTATATGATGCATTGAAAGCAAGGTTGCAAAATAGATTACGTCAGCAAATCTATAAAACAAAGCAGTTGGTTAAGTTCCCTAAAGATGTTTTTATTCAAGCATTGGAAACACGGACTGAGTAGTTCATCGACATATAATTCATGGAAAAATATGATACAGCGTTGTAATAATCCCAATGCGAAGAATTATAACAACTACGGCGGAAGAGGTATAACCGTCTGTAGCGAATGGACAGACTTTTCTCGTTTCTTAGAAGACATGGGCGAGAAACCTAAGGGTTGCAGCATAGAGCGTAAGAATAACAACGCAGGGTATTGTCCCGAAAATTGTATCTGGGCTTCAAAAAAAGAACAGGCTAACAATCGTAGGGGCAATATCCTCATCGATTTGAATGGTGTACGCTATACCGTTGCTCAGTTTGCTGAGAGATTTCACTTGGATGCTCAGCAACTCTATGCTAAATTAAATCAACATCGTAGTAAAAATAACCCCAATCAAATGAATTTATTTTAAGATACAAGGGGATAGACATAAATTTTTTGGTTTCCTCTATCCCCTCATAAGCACATTAACCATTAAAGATAGAAAGTGAGACCCTTAATAGCACAAAAATATAAAAAGAGAATACCCTACGTAAATTCTATGAGTGGTTACCGTGACCACTCGTTTTGTTTTCGGCAGTTTGGCAGAAAATCATTCGGCACTTTGGCAGGTGGTTACAATTTGTAACCGTTTCATTTGATGTTAATCTCAAACAACTTCTTACACTTCGGAAAGCTCCAAGGGTCATAAGTATTGTTTTCCAACTCGTGATGGTTTGTCACGGTTTCAAACCCCTGACATCCACCCAAAATAACCAAAACAACAAACTTACTCAACCTCAGCATCCTTATTTACAACTTCATCATAAACCTTTGAAAAATCCTTAATCTCTTCGTCTCGTATGTCTTTTAACTGCCTGCAGTTGTAGCAAATGTATCCGCAATGAGCACACTCCTCACGTGTGATTGCCCTGTTCTCATAGGTCTTTGTGACCCCCTCATAGTTGCAAAAGGTCGTCCTCCCGCAATGTTTGCAAGTAAATTGATAGTCTAACACCTGTGTTTCCTCTTAAAAAAGTTTCGGTTTGAATATGAATAACGCAATAGCTCCCAAGATAGCAATAATCCCAGCAGTCCACTTGAGCTCTGTTAGGGTCTCATGACTCTCTTTGAACCTATGATAGTTATCCTTGAAAATGACCGAATCCTTTTCATTCGCTTGAACCAGCTGTCCTCGCTCCTTCTTTAAATCAATGCTGTTCTTTAAAAGCTCATTAATCGCAACCTCATCTAAACACTTGGCTAGCAGTATCTCCTGCGAATCAGGATGCCCTATAATAGCAAATACACCATCCAATGCCTTGTTGGCTAAGTCCAAATCAATGTCCTCCTGCCGTGCATAGGCTAATAAAATCTGCATATTGTCATGCAATTTGGCATTAATCTCTTTGATTCTGTGATTGCGCTCCACTAATACTTCCGGTCCTACCGTCTGACAGCCGACACAGGCGATGCAACCGATTGCCATCAGAAGATATGTTATGCATGGATGTTTTAATTGTTTTGTGAGTGATTTGAACATACTAGTCATCCGTCATGTAATAGTCTGGAACGCCATCACAGAAAATATCCTTGGTCACATAGTTGGCTACAATGAGCCCCAATGCAAGACCACCTAAAAAAAATAATAGAAAATTTAATATCGAGTTTAAATCAAGTCGCGTGGCTTGTTTGATTTTCTGCAAGATTTTGAGCATTTTTTGTGTCCTAAGGGTTTATCTTCGCAAGGTGCAAGAGTTTTATGCCATCCGTTAATTGATGTCAGCAAGTACGCAAAAAAGAGAAATGCCTGTGGGTAATCCTTCTTAATTACGTTGATGGCAAATAGCGTAAGATTGGTAAATGTCCAAATTTGAAAACTTAATAGATAACAGCCGTATGAATTAAAAACAGCTCCTCCAAGAGCCGTGAATACAACAAGCCACGCAAAAAGTTCCATACTAAAGATATTATAAAAACATAACACAAAAAGCAAGACATATTTGCTCGACTAAGAAAAAAATTATGTAATCGACAAACAGTCCCCTTTTTGCTACATTTATACCCGTATGGATTTTAAATTAAATATAAAGAGTGATAACGGACAACCAGACATTAACAGAACCTTTAAGGTCGACATGGACCCAAATGCCAGCTTTGAGGAGGTCGCAGATGTAGGACGCAAGCTATGGGATTGCATAGAAAATCAAATCACATATTCCTTGCGCCTAGCTTATGCCATTAAAACATTCTTGGATGGTGCAGAAGAGTTAATCAAAACAAAAATACTTGTGGTTGGCAAACCAGCACCAGCCTTATGTTGCTTAATCGATGGCGTAAAAATGTTGCGCAAAAAACTGAATAAGTTCGAGGGCGAGTTCATAAAAAAAGCAGGCGTTCCAGCTGAACAACTCTATGCCGATATGGACAATATTTTTAAAACTCACGAAGAAGAAGAACCTGAGGAAGAAGCATGAAACAATCTACAACCATCCTGATTCATGACTTCGTGTTTGATACCAAAATGTACCTCTATAAGGTTAAAACGTTTTTTGAGGCTATTGAAAAAAGCGATGCAAAACTTGAACAGCCTTTCTTTCAAGAAGCAAAAAATTTGTTTAACGCTTTCGCTACATTCGAACAAGAATGCTTGAAACAGGGGGTTGACCTCGAAAAATACTATTTCGCTATCGATATGTACCAACAAACCCACAAGAAAAATGACAAACAAGATTAAAATAGTAGACTACTCAAAATACGACAAACTCTTTGAGGATTACAACCAAAGAAAACCCTATTTTGAAAAGTTTAAACAGGAAGCCCAAATAGTCTTAGACCATCCAGAAGTAAGCGAAGACTATAAAAATGACGTAAGAGACCTCTTAAACGGCTTAAATAAGTTCACAGATGCCATTGAGAGGCTTTGGCGTGAGATGTACACACAAAGGCGTAAAGAGGAGATTATGTGGAATAGCATAGATATATGGAATGAAGAATTCAATCGACTCGGAGGCTTTTCAAAACATCCTTGATGATATTGAAAAATCCAAAAAAAAACTTGAAAAACAACTTCAAGCATTGCTAGATTTTCAACAGCAATTAATTGATTATTTAAACTGCAAAGACCTTTAAATTTATGTGCAATATTGAAAATGATGAGCCCTGTCTGCCTTTAGAACCCTTCGTAAAAGAGCTTCAGCGTGTATATAAAGAAAAGTATAAACAAGACTTTTCTGACTTCTTTGTCGATGCCTTGCGCTTCTTGGATGGTTTAGAAGCAGGCTATTGTAATGATATTGATTGCAATACCTTTAAAGCTCAGTTTTATGATTTTGCTCGCTTCTTTTTGCCGCTTGAAAACCTCACCAGAGTCATGGTAAATAACCTAAAAACAAAAGAAACTACAGAAGATTATACAGGTGAAACCGTCGCAACCCCTTTGCTCTACAAAATTCCCGAAAATAAAAACAACCTTTAGCTGTTTTTATGCCCTTTTTCTGCTGTCCGTACTGTTTCCCTTGTCGGTTTGTTGCATGCTTTGTAGGGCTATTAGAAACGCTTTTAGACGTGTTGTAGCAAAGATGTATGAGGAACTTATTGAGGTCGTTTGGAAAAAATAAAAAAATTTGTCAAATGGGTATGAGCACACTCGGTCTTCTGATTTCGGGGGGTACCCCCTCTGTTTTTTTGAGGCTTTTTTGGAAAAATTTTTGGCGAAGGGGTATGAGAGCAGATTGCAAGCCGATTTTGGTGCCCCCTTGCCTTGTTTTTTAAAGTTGTTTGGTAAAAAGTTTTTGGGCTGTTAAAGGGGTAAAAGCAAGGCAAGCAAGATTGTTTTTGGTAGCCCCCTTTATGATTAAAACAAAAAGGCTTACAAGGGCAAGCAAGGGCGTTAAAGGGGCAAGGTAAAGCCGTAAAAATATAACCGCAAGGGTTTTAAAGCAAAAAAGATATAAAGGCAACGGCAAGCCCCTTACGATGTAAAGCAAAACCGTTTTTGCGCCCCCTACCCTTGCAAAACCTTTACAAGTAAAAACCTTTACCGATTAAAACAAAAGCCCCGCCGTTAATTAAAACCCCCGCAAAACGCTTTAAAAGGCTTTAAAACGCTTTAACCTTTTGCCTTTAATGATTTTACCGCGTTAACATATTAAAAGGCTTTAAAGGGTTTTAAAAGGCATAACGTTATAACATCAAAACAATAAAGCAAAGAGCCTGCAAACCCGCATAAATACTGGGATTGCAAGCTCTTTCGCCCTTGTTATTCTTTAAAAAGGTATATACTTATACCGCCCCAAAATCAAAAACCGCTTGAATTCTTTTTGTCTTCAAGCTTTGCAATTATATTGTTCAAGTCTTCAACCTTCATTGTAGTCTTTACGTCGGCTTCACAAGTTACTTCTTTTGGCGGGTTAACTTTAACCGATAATTGCGACCAATTCAAGCAAGCGTACAAGTCGCGATTAATTTTGCCGTTCATTGCGTACTTATCCAAAAAATCTTTGCGCAATTGTATGAATTTTTGGTAGCAAGCGCAAAAGTGTTCGCTTTTGTAGCGCCCTTCGTTGTTATTACCCAACCAGGCGCTGAACAATTTATCGTTCAAGCCGTATTTTGCTTGAATAAAAGAAGCGGGGTTGCCGATTCGTTCAGCTTCATTAATTAAAGCGTTGCCGATATCTTCAAAATAATTGTTGTAAGAGATTTTTTTTTGCTCATTTTTTCTAGTATCCATGCTTTAAAGATAACATTTTTCAAAAAAAAAGCAAAATTTTTTAAAAAAAAGCTTGCTTTTTAAAAAACGGTATGCTTGTATACATACATAATTGAAAAATTAAAAACAACAAAAAAGGTAAAAAGATGAAAAACATAACTATTGAAAA